CGAAACGGTGCAGACGCAATTCTTGACCCCAGTCTCATAGTCAGTTGATGTGTCCACCAGTTTATATATATCGACCCTGCCACCATACTGTCGCTTGAGGCTGTATATGGTGCGTCGAATAAATCTATTCAAGTTGCGGTTTTCTCCGCTTGTCATTTGTCCACCCCAGTTGACTGTGTAGGCACATGTGCCTGGGGGAAGTAGTCACAAAATCGTTCTAAAACTCTGCACACCCACTTGAAGCACTCGCCATTCTGTATAAGAGCAGTTGTCGAGCGTTCGGCGATACCCGCTAGCGTCTCGCGTTGGTACTCTTCCAGCTTATTTACACGGCTAGACAGGACGTCTTCACGTTTCCAATCTCGCCAAATAAAGAACAGCACAACGCCGACAAGCGGCCCGAATTGCGATAGCAATGCGGTAAGTACATCTGGCTTAAAACAAGCCTCTAAAATGTCCATAAGTATCTCCACTAGGAAAGGGAGAGCCGGACGGGCGAAACCGCCCGGCTCGCTATTCAAACCGCCGTGTTATAAGGTTCGGCGGGTATACCTTTCTTAGCCGAGCATGACACAGCCGAGGTTTGAATCGAGAACCGCGACACCGCAGAGCAGGTCGAGGGTAACGATAGTACCCTGGCTGGTGATATCATACTGCATCGAGGCACGCATGGTGACGTCGTTGTACGCACCAACACTCGAACGAACACCGAGGGCAGTGTTCGGCAAGGCCAACGGTCGCGAGACCAAGGCCAAGGCATTACGATGGAAGCCGAAGTTGAACGAGCCACTCGGACCGGGGAACGCATCGCCAGCCGCAGCGACGGTCGTGCCGAGAGGACGATCAAGCCAGACAATCGTTTCGTTGGCATCAGCAGTGCTGACAGCCGATTCGACGATTGTGTAGGTATGGCGACTGGCACCAGTACCGAAGGCCAGAATCTGACCCTGTTGCGGTCGGTTGCCTGTCCACGCACCACCACCGGCGAGCTTCTGAAGGCGGATGCCCTTAGAATAGCCAGAGACGTACTCGATGGCAACTTCACAGGCCTTGAACACCGTAACAGTGGCGTTGGCAGCCAGAGCAGCCGTAGTAGCCGAAGCCAGAACGATCTCTGACGTGTTCGTACCGTCGTCAGTAGCTGACGAGATGACGTGAGGCTGGCCTTCGCCTTCGAGCCACACAAACTCACCATCCGTAGCCGCGTAGCTCGCTACGTTGACGTTGATCGTGGTTTCGGTGATGGGCTCAATTTCCTGCACTTCGCCGGACACGTACTCGGTCGTAGTAAGCGACACGCTCGGAACGTTCTGGTCCATGTAAGTACGGAAACCGTACACATAACCCAGGTCCGCATTCTCCAGTGCCGTTCCGCCGTCACCGCGCTCGTTCGCCTTGACGAACAAGTCAGTACCGAGGAAGTGAGTCTCCGATTCGGGAGACAGCACCATGTTACGGCCAGCCTTGTAGGCCTTGTTGACGTTCATCTTCTCATTCGCGGAGAGGAGATAAGTCTTGGCAGTCGTGCTGGACATCTCGCTCAAGTTACCGACCTTGTTGTCCAAGAACTGGGGAGCCTGACCGAGAAGAATGCGATCAACGGAACCGGCAATCGTCTGGGCAGCGGGGGTGAGGTACGTGTCGACCAACTCTTGGAACGACTTCGTGGCTTCACCGTCCTTGATGGTGAACGTGACGTACATGTGCTGGTCGAGCGGGACCTGCACGTTGGTCACGACAGCGTCCTGGCTGACAACGTCGTCAGCATCAGTCTTACGCTTCATAGTGAACGCACTCGGCCGACGAGTGTTCACAACGTCGCCGAAGTTGGCGACATTCATACTAAAATCACGGTGTACTAGGCGAGCCATCATTTATGTTACACTGCTAGGCAGTGGTGCGAACATTTCTGCCGCACTCTGCACGTCTCCGTGCAGATCGGACTATATCATAAACTCTAAACAAGCATGTAGCTGTTGTTCGCGAGCGGACGAACCGTCCCCAGTGACTTGGTTGCAGTCATTACAAATTATGCCAAACACTTTGTTCCCGACGTGGTGAACACAGGATTTGTTACTCTTTGTAAACTGCCCACCACAGCAATCACAGACCGTAGCTTTAATGCGAAGTGGGCGGAATTTATTCCGCAACCGCCAAGCCGCATTCCAACAATCTCGACAAATTGGTCGAGTCCGTCTGGACTTTTGCATGTGGAAGTCTTCTTGGGTCAGGCCAGGACGCTGGCACTGCATGCAGTAAAAAGTTTCGCAACGTGTAGTCTCTGAGGATTCCGGCACGGCATCCTGGCCGATAGGTCTTTCCTGCGGATTGACTGTATGTAGAAGATTGTTACGTGTCATGTATTCAATACACTTTAATACTCGGACGCGGTCAGTGGGCATCTCTTCTCGCAACACGTAGTTGCAGGAAAAACACACTAAACCTCTTACGCCGTGCTTTTGGGTGTGATGGATGTGCGACAGCTTTTTATTATCCGGCAAAGCTTCGCCACAACACATGCAGTGAGTGTTCGCGTAAAGACCCTCGACTGTAGACTCGTCTACACCGAAACGTCTTGCCGCAGACTCCACTCGCTTACACTGCTTGCAAATACCTTCCAAACCAGTGACGTTTCTACGTTGTGCGTAGAATTCGTGCGCTAGCTTAGTCTTTGAGCAGCGTCGGCATGTGTTGCTTTTTTGTGACATTCGTACTTCTACCTTAACCAGTGTTTCCCGCATATAGTTGCGTTTTACATGGTCTTGACTGTTAAGTTAAACCATGTTCTCTTCGAGAATGGCGAGGCCTTCTTGTGCCCAACAATTTTGTTACTAACATTTTAATAATGTAGGATTAGTCATTTCTGCTAATCTCTGCATATCGCTATGCAGTTCAGACTCTATCTTCATCCTGTTCGATAAATCTGACACAACATCGAAGACGTTCGAGGTGTGCATCAGAAGCATCACGAAGCGTATCCATTGCTTCTTAGGAGCGGTGCGTATAGTCGTTGAGGGTTTCATTTCTATGATCTTCCCTGCTGATTGTCCGCAATCACTAGATTGTCACGGCTTAGTAGCTCGTACTGTGATATTCTCGGGGTTTCCAGCATATAGCACCGTTTTTTATTACAAAGTTACCTTTGTAAGGAACCTATGGGCGTTTAGTTAAGCTCCGGGATCAGCGCATCGTTGTCGTTCGCATAGCAAGCGACGAAAGGGGTAGTGAAAAGCAAGTTCATCTGGTAACTCCTTTAGAGTTCTAGTTGGCCCTACACGGGCGATACGTAAACAGCCTTATCGCCCAAGGGGCAATATATAAAGCAAACAAACCCCGGTTTAACGCTTACGTCGAAGGCCTAAGGCTTCCGGGTTTTCCTCACGAATCCGACGGTATAGCTCAGGGTTACTGGCAATTTTCGTCGGGTCCATACGACCTCCTTCACCCGAGGCAACGCCCCCGGTAGCGGCACCTGAACCGATCCCACTTACCACGTTGCCTTGGAAGAGGTTGCCGTAAAAGTCCGGCAGTTCCTTCATCCGCTGCACCGCTTCGTCGGGGGTTCGGAGCGTCATAGTGCGTTCTCCCGTAGTCTCGTCGATATCCGGGAAATCAATCTTCGGAACAAATTGTCCCGTGGGGGTCACTCCATCCTCGTTCATATCTTCGACCATTCGCGTCCGAGGGCGCAGAATGTCAACGATCTGGACGGGGTTGAAAGCACCACCTATCAAAGCCGCATCTTGCAAGGAGCGGTCAATGACGGTACTCGTGAATTTCGCTTCCCACTTTTGAGCGGATGCGCGGGCTTCGATAAGCTCACTTTCATATCGCTCAGCCTGCTGCTTTCGCTCGTACTCAGCTTGCTGCTCACGGGTCCGGTGAGATTTCTGCAAGTCTTGAAGCTCGGCTTCCAACTTGCTTCTCTGCTCAGCGGCCAGATTCTTGTCAGCCAAAATCTTCTCGAAGCTACCTTCTAGCTTCTTGTACTTTTCATCGTAGCGACGACGGTCGTCCGCCACAAAGCGATTAACGTCATCTTGAGAAAACTGGGATTCACGAACCTTCCGAGCCTCTTCGCTAGCTTCACGAGCCTCTTCAGCCTTTGCCTCGGCCGCTTCACTGGCGAGACGTGCTTCGGCAGCCGCTTCTTTCGCGCGGTTTTCCAAAGCCTCACCACTGACTTCACCTGACCCGCCTTCGGGGGGGTTGGGTTCGCCATCATAGCAAGCCACCATGGGTGCAGCAACGAGCCAGTTGAAAAGATCATAAGTAGCCATCATTGAAATACTCCTAACATAGTTAGTACCCGCACACGGGCCTGCGGTGGGCCATAACTCACCCCGTCTACATCGACGGGTAACTTTAGTTGATGCGACTAAGCTTCATACCTCTCTCGTCGCGAAGAAAGGGTTTAAGGTATCGCCATGCGTTAGCACTGGGAATACCGTTAATCAAGTGTTCAATTGGGGCAGCTTCGCGATTGTAGGACGTCCGCACCGCCGCATACGTCTGACTAGACACCCCCATATTTTCCAATTCCATGTCGGGGTCAACTCCGTCCAGCAGTGCGTACGCACACTCCCAGCAGGCCACCTTAATATCCTGAGGGACTAAAGTGTCAGTACCGCGAGGAAAATCCAAGTCCTGTAATGCGTAGGCGGCCCGTATCTCAGCGTCAGTTACATCTTGAAGGTCACCATCTGCATCGTACAGTATGGCATAGACTGAAGCCTTCTCACCTTTGAAATTGAGACGGTCTATAATCGCAGTAGCCTGTATCATCGCATTCTCGCGATCCGTAGCCGAGGCGCCGTCCCAGGCATCGGCGTGCAGCCGGTGGCTAAAGAACGTCACGGCGTCAGCCATCAGTCCATAGTATGTGTAAAGTGCCATCTACAACTCCTTAGTAACCCATCCAGTGAAGGTCTTGCGCGGCGGC